GCCCTCTAGCGTAACTTCCTGTATGCGTGCCCAACCGGAGCGTTGCGCGGCTTCTAGTGCGTCGAATTGCGGCTTAGTTGCCTCATCCGCCGCGCCCTTCGTGTTAGCTCCAAAAAATGACGCGTAGAAACCCGAAACGCCGTTGTACTTCTTTAGGCCGGCGTTGATATCTTGGAAAAACTTGGTAATCGACGGCGCGACGCTACCGAGGCTTTCCATCATGTTGCCTTTAATGGTAGCGCCTAGCTTCGTAATTTCCGTATCTAGTTCTTTGATAGCCTTTACGCTTTCATTGCTCGCGACTTGCGAAAGCTTCGAAGCTGATGCCGCCGCGGCGTCTAACCCGGCCTTGCCACCTTCCAACGCCTTAGAAAGCATAACAACGCTGTCGCCAAATGCCTGCTTTACGACTAGCGCCCGGTCCTCGGCACTACCGAGCCCGCGCACGGCTTCGGCCACTGCGTCAACCGCTCCGCCTAGGTCGCGGCTACGCTGAATCTCTTTAAGTAGTTCGGGCGCTTGGCCACGGAGAAACTCATAAAATCCGCCCGTCATTTGTCGGGCTTCACTAACTGACGTGGCGAACTTCATCATAGCAGCATCGAATTGCTGCTGATTAACTCCGGCCTCGAGCGCGGCCATACTAAGTTGTTGGTACTTTTCCGCCGTGAGCCCTACGGTTTCGGCTGTAATCTGAAGCTTGGCGCCTTGGTCAATAAGGTTGTTGAGCGCGCCTAGTGATACCATGCCGGCAAAGGCCGTAGTCATGCCTACGATAGTAGACGAAACGCTGCTACCCATAGACTTAAAACGGTTTTCAACGGCCGTTAGCTTGCGCGCGGCGTTGCGTTCCGTTCCGTCAACTTTGCTGTCCATATCCTTTAGAGCGGAACGAAGCGCCGTTGTGTCTGCTTCAAACCGGAGTAGCAGCCGCTCTAGTTCGCTAGCCATTGGGGTTCCACTCTCGTAGGTATCCGTCTAATTCGTCTCGCGTCATCGGATCGGGCGCCGGCCCTGAATGGAATTTAGACCATCCAGCCCACGCGGCCCAAAACTCGGACACGCTAACGGAATATACCTCAAGAGGACGCCAGCCCATAATCGCGCCGGCGCCTAGATATTCGGCTAATGGGAAGTGTGTTAGTTTGGCGCCGTCTTGTCCGGCGCCTTTGCTTTTTTTGGCGCGTTTTCCGGCGCTTCAAAAAAGCTTTGCAGAATGACAGTCGCGGACGCGTACGCCTTAAAGAGCCCGTCGCGCTCAATACCCTCGAGGATTTGGGCGTGCGTGTACTGCATCCCGTTTGCGGCTAGCGTCTCGCGAATGATTGCCGCGATATGGCCTAGCCGCGCTTTCTTAGACGCGACAAGGGCGATTAGTTCAATTAGCCCTGTATCGGTCGCGTCCTCGATAGGCATTACGAGCGCAAGCGTGATGTCACACTTGCGCTCTACGCCAGCGAATTGAAATTTAACGCTGCGTTTGACTGTCATTATGCCGCCGTAAATGTGACCGCGCCGGCGCTATCAAGCCCCATAGAGCAAGTCACTTCCTTGTTAAAATCCGCCGCAAACTCGAGCGACGTTACCTTGAATTTGCCTTCAAATGTCCCGTAGCCCGGAATGAGAATCTTAGCGTCACGCAATTCGCCTTCAAAGAAGGCATCCCGTACAGCTTCGACGCCAGCGTCATCCATAAAGATGCCATCGCCTTTCATGCTCGCCGTCTTGACGCCGCACGCGTCAAGAATTTCGCGCCAGCTTTCGGAGCTATCGGCGTTAGTAACATCAACGCTTTCAGCGTTAAACGAGATTGACCGCGTGCGAAGCCCTGCAACTACCTGATAGGCAGGAGAGCCGGCGTCGTCCTTAAAGGACACGACAATAGCTTTACCACAAGTCGCAACCATGATTGAAAATCCTTAAGCTAGTGAAGCTAAGGCGCGGTACGTCTGTATACCGTGCCATTCTTCTTCATCTTCGTCAAAAAATACTCTTGCGTCTTCTTCTCGGCAGCAAGTGAAAATCCAACTGCCTTGGCTGAATGGTTGTTCGTGTAATGCTGTCCTTATCGCATGCATTATCCCTTTCGCTTCGTGCCCGCCTTCCGTCGTTGAAAACGTATGAATATCAACGCGGATTTCATGGCCTATAACGTGGTCCGTTAGGCTGCTTTCACCGATACGCACAAACGGCGTAACTAAATCGTGCGGCGGGTGCACTTCGACGGCGCAATCAACGGCCGCGTCAATTGTCGAGTACAATATTGTTTGAAAATCAAGATCAGGATCGCTAGCCATTACGATACCCTAAGTATGCGTTGCACTGTGCGCCGGCGCGCGGCGTCGATACGGTCTAGCGCGCTTTCGACTTTGGCGCGCCACGCGTCGCGGATGAACGGTTGCGCGGCATGTTTCGACGTGCCGAACTCTTGAAACAAAGCGACGAAGCCGCCGCGCTTCCATTGCCGCTTAAAGCCCGGTTTGTCTTTGCTGTAGCCGATGGCTACGCCCATTTTGTCACTCGAGACAACATGATGCGCCGCTTCGGCTAGGTTGCCTTCGTCTTTCGGTGCGCGGGCGCTTAGCTCGTCTTCAAACTCTTGGCCGATTGCCTGCATTTCGCGGGCTAGTTCGCTTCGCAATTCCGGCTCAAAGCGCCGAAGCTTGCGACGCAGACGCGAGCCGCCGACTACTTTAGAGCGCGCCATTACTGCGTTACTCCGCTTTCGGCCACGATAATCATATGCGAGACGCGTTTACCGGGGGCGCGTATTTCGCGAATGTTGAGTGCTAGGCTACCGTTGGTAAGCCAAACTAAGCCATCTTCAGTAGTGAAGCCTTCTAGGCGATTGGCCGTTATCAGGTAGGTGACGGCGCCGCGCTTGCGCCCGGCTTGCTCCGTCTCGTTTGCTGATACAGGATCAACGTGCGCCCAAAATTCAGCGACCGTTGTAGGTGCTAAGTTATATCCGCCGTCCGCGCGGCGTGTCTTAGCTTGCCTAACGATGCGGATACGCTCGCGCTTTTGTCCAATATTGCTCATTGCTTGAACAGAACTCCGCAACCCTATAGGGCGCCAACAATCGGCGCTCTGTTTCAACCATCGCCGTGTCGCCGTCTGCCTGCTTGCTGTCGTCGCCGTCGCCACGGTTAGCGTACAGCCGGCCCGCGAGTAGTAGCGCCGCCCATTTGATCGGGTTAGGCACCGCTGCTGCGTTGCCGTAGCCCGCAACGAACGTTATTTTAACGGCGTTGTCGCGCTCGTACGTAGCAGGCCACGCGCCGCTAGGCGTCAACTTGCAGTAACCTACATGCGCGTTTGCATGCACGATGTAGTTAGATGCGCTTAGCGTCTGCAAGGCGTTGTCAACGTCGTAATACTCGATTGACGTGATGCTTTGCAGCGGCGGCAAAGGCAAGTGCAATTCAGTACCGTACGGAAATTCGGGCAATTCCCATACCCATGTTTGTGAGCACAGCGCGCGACGTAGATACCCGTCGCGGCCGTCTAGCGCCTGAATGGCGACGCCCTTGTAGATATCTAAAACCGTGTCATCGTATGTATGATCGATGCGCAAATGCGCTTTCAATTCCGCCGTGCTGATTATGTCAGCCGGCGCGGCGGTACGAGTAAGCAGCATTTGCGCACCATTTTTTGCGGGTCGTTAGCTATTAGGCGGCGGGTGCCGATTTAGTAGCGCCGTGAATTGCGCATGCCGCCGTCGCGGTGCCGACGCCATGCGTACCGGAGAAGTTGAGCGTAAGACGGCTATAGCGCTTGTTACCTCGATAACCGTAGCTGTACGCGGTAGCCGTGGCGTGCGCCGCCACAAAGGCTTTGACGATACCGGAGGTAACGGTAACGCCGTTATCAACAATGCAGTCTTTCTGCGCAACCGCCGTGTAATCGCTGTTGTTGTCGCTTTCTTCCATAACAACTTCGATTTTATTCGTATCGTCAAACGTAATGCCGCCGGCGCCCATAAGCAGGATGTGCGTGATTTCCTGCGCGTCGTAGAGGGTGCGGTCTACTGCTGCACCGCTAACGTCGCCCGTACGCACCGCGGCCGTAAGGGTAAGTTGCGGGTACTTGCTCGATTTGCCGTCAATCATTGGAAAAATCCCAAAACAAAATTTGCTTGATATACGCGAGCGCGCTAGGCGCTCGCGCTGCTTGCGAAGTCGCAACCGTATTAGGTCGAGAACTTCATAAGCTTGATTGCCTCATAATCGCGGATGCCGCCGCCAACGCGCTTCGTCGTGTAGAACATGACATAGGGCTTATTCGAGAACGGGTCGCGGAGTACGCGGGTGCCGAAGCGGTCGAGAACTTTATAAGCCCGCTTCCAATCGGCAAACGCGATAGAGAACGAGTTAGCCCCGATTGTGGGCATGTTGTCCTCGATTTCAACGGTTTTACCGAGAATAGAGCCCGGTTCCGCAGACGTAGGCGGCAAGTAAATATAGGCGCCGTCGTTGTCCTTAACCTTGCGCACTTCGGCAAGCGTTGCGTCGCTCATGAGCCAAGCAGCGTTGCCGCGATACCCCGCCCGCAAAGCGTGATACAGATCGAGCAACTTGTCATAAGCGTTTGCCGTGGCCGAAGTCGTCACGAAAGCGCCGGAAGCACCGGACGTTACGAAACCGACTTTGCCCCATGCCCACGAAGCGTTAGCGACCACGCCGTTAGTCGTGTCGATAAAGCCTTTCGGGCGGTTCACGCCGTTGCCGGTCACGAACGCGGCGTTTTCGTATTCCGCGAAAGTGCGGTTGACTTCATCGGCAAGCCATTGATCGACATTGATGCGTGCGTCGTCAAGCATCGACTGCGTAGCGCCCGGCATGGCGTAGACTTCGCCCATGGGAAAAGTCATTTCGACAAGGCGCGGGGTAGTCGTTTCGGCGCGTGACTGCTGCTCGCCAACCCAACCGCCGCCAGCGGAGCCGAGATTGTGCAGCGCCTTGTATTGGCTCGTACCAACTACCTGCACGTCAGCAAGACGACGGATAGCCGAAACGACTTCAAGCGCGCGGCTAATCGTGGCGTCGGTTTCTTCCGGTACGACAAAGCCGCCGTCCGGGTCGCTGTCAGTCGAAAGCGCGGCTTTGACTTCTAGTGCCTTCAATTCGCCCTCGTTCGTGCCCTTGCGGACGAACGTATTGAACGCCTTGCGGTGCTGGCGACGTTCCGGCGTGCTCTTGTTGTCGCCGCTTTCACCTGAAACGGAAAGTGCGGCAATCTTGCGCTGCAAATCCTCGAGCGCGGCGGTGTTCTTACCTAGATCGGCGTTAACG